ATGTATAGGTACATAGAGGTAATGGAAGCAGATGGAAGTATGGTAGTGTATAATAGTGTTGTTGTTGAGGGTAAAAACAATGAGAACAAATAAAGAGTGCGTTGCACTAATCAAGACAGTACTAGACGAGCACAACCATTTCTGGGATGGTCAACGTGCAGAAATGAAGCGATACAGGGATGTGTATGAGAATCGTTTCTGGCAGTCTGAGTATATGGATGACACGATGATACGGGTAGAAACCAGTGACTGCTTTAGTTATGTTGAGGGTTTTATTGCTTCTTTATTTAGTCGTAACCCTGCTGTGGTTGTTGCGAAAGATGCGTCCATAATAAATGGAAATGCCAAGATGGCACAAGCTGTTGTTAATCGTTTTTTGTTTGACAAGCGAGAGCAACTAGAGATAGCTAGTAGACTCGCATTGATTTATCCTTCAAGTTTCCTCAAACTTTCCCCAACTGATAGTACGGATATGCTTGAGAAAGTCTCTATTCGTGCTATTCCTTGTTGGGAGATTATTGTAGACATGGATTCGAGTGCTTGGGAAGAGCAACGGTATATAGCACATACGTATTACTTGTCGATGCCAGAAGTAAGACAGAAGTTTGGGGCTAAGAAGTTTACGTCTATACCCAAGGTGGATTACTTTACACCACAAGAGAAGTACACCGGTGTATCTGAGGACTTGCCGGATGATTACTTGTACATCCAGGTAGTAGAGTTTTATGACCTTGCGTATGACAAGTTGTATTTTTGGAGTCCAAACTATCGTGATGGTGGTGAACTGTTAGAAAAAAGTCAAATACCGATTCGAAGTTATGACGACAAACCTATGAGTCCTATCTGCCCATTGTTTTATGCACGTAAGCCAGAGAAGCCTATGTGTGGCATGAGTGCTGTGTGTAGAGTGTACGACCAGTTTTATGAAAAGAACATCCTCAGAACGTACTGGGCAAATGCTGTACGAAGAGATTCTAGACAGTACTTGTATAAAGAAGGGTCGTTGGATGAAGAAGCATTGGCTAAGATTACTGCTGGTGTAGATGGAGCAATGATACCGGTAGATGAGCCTGTGTTAGATGGTATTATACGTGCAGTAGGTGTTGAGCCATTGAGTGGCAACTTCGACAGATACTTACAATACATTGAACAAGACATTAACCGTGGTAGTATTCTAGCCCCATTCTCTAGAGGAGAAGCCACCAAAGCAACTGCAACAGAAGTTACAGCCTTGGCCCAGTATTCAGCATCTGAGATTGGTAAGTTGGCTCGTGAAAGAGACAATGCTATTGAAGTAATTGCAGTTACCTATTTGCGTATCATTAGCTTACTTGCTGAAGATAAAGAACAGGCTGTGATTGAAGTAGACAATCTGCCCAAAGTAATTACAGTAGAGGACTTGGATGCCAAGTTTAAGATTGTAGCATTGGACCAAAGTAGTACTCCATTGTCAGAAGCCTTAAAACGAAGCAATCTGGTTCAGTTGTTGCCAGTACTTTCAGAACTTGGTGTACCACCAGAAAAGATTAAGGAAGAACTAATTCGTATTTATGACTTACCCGAATCCTTTTTAGAAGAAGTTGATGCACCACCAGCACCACCACAAGGTATGGGTGGAGCACCTCCACAAGAAATGCAAACTACACCAGGTGACATAGGCGCACAAGGTGAACTACCATCTGCCCAACTAACACAAATGCTTAACAAACAGAGACAATAATGCCCCTATATACATTTCGATGCCATGTTTGCACAAAGGTACATGAGGAGATTGTAACTTTTGCCGACTATGAAAACGACACTTTACCAAAAGTATGTGGTGCTGATACATACGAACAAGGTTGTGGTGGTGATATGTATCGTGTTTTAAGTGCCCCTAAGCCACACAGTAGCTGGGAAGGTACTGGAAAGCATGGTGTAAGTGGATACTTTTCAAAAGCATTGGGTAAGCATGTGTCCAATAAACACACTGAGAAAAAGATTATGGAGTCTAGAGGGTTTGTTTGTGAAGCAGACTTGCCAAAAGACCGATGGGACAGTGCAGTAGAAACACAGAAAGAACGTGTACTAGTACAAGATAAATCTATAGAAACATATACAAGTGCCATAAAAAGTGGTAAAACAAAAGAGGAAGCCGTTGTTGCTGCTTTTCCAGCAAAAGATGCAGTTAGTGGCAAACTAGACAAAACCTGGGGGAACAAATGAGAGAAGAAGATATGAACATGGGACAACCATCTATGGAAATAGACGTAGAGATTGACCAAGCAGAAAGTGATGACGAAGCAGACTTTAAAGAAATGGCCCCAAAAGGTCGATTTACAGCAAAGGCATTAAACAATCTTGTCAAAGCCACCAATCGTTTGTTGCCATTGTTTGATCAAACTCCAGACTATCCCTCTTTTGATGGTGACATTACAGAATTCCCAACTGAGTTTGTACGAGTCTTAGCAATGTTTCAAGGTGCTGCTGAGGATGCTATTGGAGAAGGTCTTGTTGATGACGAGTACAGTATTGACTTTGATAGCATTACTGGTGATGCCAACGTACAAGTGCTTGCTGGTAAAGTCAACAAGTTAGCCACAGACAAAGGATTTAAGAGATACCTCAAGTCTATGCCAAGTGAAGAAGAAGAAGATGAAGAAATGGCTATGGCAGATGATATGTCAGAAAGTATGGCTGAAGGTGATATGGATGCTTTGTTTATGGATAGAATGTAATGCCAGCTAAAAAAGGATTATACGCAAACATCCATGCTAAACGCAAACGCATAAAAGCTGGAAGTTCCGAAAAGATGAGAAAGAAAGGTAGCAAGGGTTCACCATCTGCTGCTGACTTTAAGAAATCTGCAAAAACTGCAAAGAAACGTAAACCAACCACAAGAAAAAGGAAATGACAATGAATAACACTACCTCCGGTACGGAGACTGTTGAGACTGTAGAAGAAAATGTAGAAACCAATGAAATAGAAACAGAAGAAGTAGAGACTGCTGAAACTGACACAGATAAAACCATTGAAACTTTAGAAGAAGAACTGCTTACAATTGAAGAATTGTTGGACCTTAATGAAGAAGATTACGATGAGTTTACTGAGGATGCCAATCACAAGGGCATGAAACCATTGCATGAGTGGATGCAACACATTCCAGAGGATGTAAGAAAGCATGTTGCAAACATACGGAGTAGTTAGACTCGTAAAACGCAAGAGTTGTCGGAAATGCGAAAAGCACTTGAGTTTGAAAAATCAGAACTTATGCGACAACAAGAACATGCAGTCAACAATCCCTTCCTTAAACAAGCTGAAAAAGAACTAGCCATTGATGAAGAATACGACTTGTATACTCCAGAAGGCATGCAGAAAGAGATTAAACGACAAGCAGCACAGATGCTTCAAGAAATGATGAAGCCAGCACAAGAAGAAATGCAAATCAAGCAACGCCGCATGCAGTTGGAACACTTTAAAACAGAAAACCCAGACCTTATGGATGACCAATACCGACTTCCAGTAGCACAGATGTTGCAAGAACGACCGGAGCTTAAACTTGAAGATGCTTTCTACATTGTAAAGTCAAAGGTAGATGCTCAAAAGTTAAAGGTAGAACGTGAGCAAGTTGCCAAACAACGGTCTTCTAGACGTGAAACACTTCGCAAAACAAGTGGTGGCAAGTCCGTTACCCCAAAAGGTACTCCTCAGTTTCGTGATGCGTGGGAAGCCTTTCAATATCACAAATCCCTTAACTCGAAAAAATAGGTAAGACGATGGCTAAAGGTAGACGCAACGTAAACAAAATTATAATCCATCACAGTGCTTCGCCACAAAGCACAACGGTTGATCAGATTCGTGATTGGCATGTCAATGGTAATGGTTGGTCTGACATCGGGTATCATTTTATAATACTTGCAGATGGTAGTGTAGAAGCCGGTCGTCATATCAACAGAACTGGGGCACATTGCAAAGGGCAAAACAAAGGTAGTATTGGTGTTTGTGTTGTAGGAAATACAAATAATGAACCACCAACAGCACCACAAATAGAATCCTTGTGGGGTAAACTGAAGATGTTGATGGAAGATTACAATTTGGACAGACGTAACATCTATGGTCACAAAGACTTTGGTGCAACCGAATGTCCTGGCAACATCCTGTACGCATTATTACAACAATTCAAACAAGGGCTGTTGGCATAGGGTTGACAGTACAACAATTACAATTTACAATGCCTATGTTGAAGGAACTCTTTTGAGCACTCGGACAACAACCATTCCACAGGAATACGGTTTAGGCAAAACACAAACTTAAACACATAGGTAAAACAATGGCTATTAGTAATGATCTGTTGTCGTCAACCTTGTATTCCATCCGAGATGGTGAAGTTGACGAACTCTTTCAGAAAGTTGCGTTCTTAGATAACGCAAAACGATTTAACGGTATTGAGTATGAAGATGGTGGTATTAAAATCCAACGTCCCCTCTCTATCGCTGAACATTCACAAATCACAAATCTTCCAACTGGATACGAAGCTGTAAACCTTGCAGTTAAAGACGTATTGCAACCCGCTATTTATGAGTGGGCTGACTTTACTGCTCCTATCGTTATCACCAAGAAAGAAGAACTTGAGAACAAAGGCGAGAAAGCAATCGTAAAGATTGTTGAAGCTCGTATGCGTTCTGTAATGGGTATGCTTCGACGTGAGTTGAACAAGCAAATCCTTCGTGGTAACTCTACAATCTTGACCACTGTCAACACCTTAAACGGTGATGCCAATGCAAACGGATTCTTAGAAGCAGAAACTAAAACAACACAGAACAATGTTGTTGGTGGAGTTTCTAAGGCTACATACAATGTCAATGGTTGGACTAACCAAGTATTTGATGTTGGTGGTGCTTTTGGTACTGATGGTATTCGTGGGATGCAACAGATTGCTATTCAAGCAAACACTGTTACTCACATGGGTGAAGTCAACTGTGTATTGTTGTCTGAAGCAGCAATGGCAAACTATCGTCGTGCTTTGTTTGCACAAGAACGATTTATCAATGAGAAAACTCTTGATGGTGGACGTATGCAACTTGCCTTTGGTGGTGCTGTTGTTGAGCAAGACCTTGAACTGGGTTTCTCATACAACTCTGCTGCTTTTGGTGCTGCTCCATTGTCTGGGTACTTCTTAAACTTTGATGGTGTTAAAATCTGTATGCACAAAGATGCAGACTTCGCTGTTTCACCTTTCGAGCACATTTCGGGAACTACTGCACGGGCTGCTCAATTGTATGTTAAAATGCAATTGATTGCTGACCATCTTGGTTCATGTGGAATCTTGTTCGATGGCGATACTTACTAAGGAGGTATATCATGGCTACTCAAAATATAGTACAATACTTGGAAACATCTCAGTACTTTGCTGATCAACGTGATGGTTCGACTACTTCTATTGGCCCAGAGGCTATGAATCGTCGTCAGATCGAAACGTTTATCGCTGGTGGAGTTATCGCTGCTAATGATTTAGTTGCTTTGGACTTCTCTGCAACTGGTGATGGAACAATCGGTATAACCGTAGTTAAAGCTGATAGTGGATCTGTAGACAGTATTGCTGCCTTGGGTTTTGCTCTTAGTAGTGCTGCTGCTGCTGGAGAAACTGTTGATGTAACAATCGCTGGAATCCATGTAAGTGCGAACGTTGCTGGTGCTGTTGCTAAAGGTGACCGTTTGAGCATTTCTGCTGTCGCTGGACAAGCAGATACTTATGTTAACTCAGACACTGTTCCTGTTTTGGCATATGCTCTAGAAGACGATACTGCAAATGTTGCATCTGTGTTTGTAATCAAGCAAATGTAATCCTTGTTTCTTATCAAGCCGAAGGGGTGGGTGTTTCGCCCATCCCTTTTTTCGTATGGTGACCTATGGCTAATTTAAAAGCACTAAGACAAAAGATTAAGAACATCACTGACTACAGCCCAGAGTTGTCGCAGTTTGATGACCAGTTGGATGAACTTATCAATGATGCGTACTACAGTTTGTGGACGTTAAAACGATGGAGTTTTGCAACTAAGTTAGATACTCTCCAGTTCCATACAGATATGTTGTCTACAACAGACACAGAGAATGTTACTGCATTGGTTAAGCAAGTAACTGCTACAGTGACCAAGGGTCAACGTAGAGTGTTGTTCAGTGCCAAAATGGATAGACTGCACAACAAAGGTATATGGGAAGGACAACCCATAGAGATTGATACAATGGAATATACAATCTCAAAAGTCCTAGATGAAAACGAACTATTTCTAGACCGGGCATTTGAAGGTACTACGAGTGCTACAAATAGCAACTGGAAGATTAAGAAACGATGGTATGACCTACCCGAAAACTGTCTTGAACTGTTGTACTTAGGTCATCGAGATTACCCATATGTAAGTGTCAGTGGGTCACAGAATCCGTATGGTAAGTCAACAGCAATCTTACCTAGACGTGAAGAAGATTTAAACTTGCGTGTAGATTACACACAGTCATATGCTGAAGCATACATTACAAGTCCAGTACAGAATATAGCACCAGCAGAACAATTGACTATTACGTTGCCAAGTGTCAGTGGGGAGTTTCAATCTGGTAAGTTCTATGAGTTTGCATGGGTTTTCTTAAAAGATGGTAAAATTGGTGCATTGTCCGAATCTCAAGAGATAGAGATTGTAGGAGATAATAAAACTGTCCGAATTAACTTTAAGGGATGGGATGACTTAGACATTGTTGCAGATACCTACAATACAAAAGACAAAGTTGCTTCTCAATGGGAAGGCTATCGTAAGATGATTGTGTGGAACAAAAACTACAATCAAACTACAGGTGAGCGCAAAGGACTTCCATGTTGGTTGTATGTGGTAAATGGTGGTGCAAACAGAAATGAGTCTACTTATCTTGAACCAGTAGTTGCCCAGGATACACAAGAGTTTCAGAACATTACACATCTAAATCAACTAGACAATGGTTCTCCACGATACGTAGAGATAGATGGAAACCATCAACAAATCCGACCATACCCACGACCGATTGGATATGACTTTGAAGTAGAACAAGTGTTGGATGGTGAGAATGTAGATGTGTACCATGACTATGTGCGTGAAGGTGTTATTCGTTACATGGTAAAGCCAAGAGATGTCTTGTTGGCTACCGATGTACCACAGATGCCTTATGAGTTTCATCAGTTGATTGTGTACAAAGCACTTGAGGACATTTATTTGAAGTTGGGTCAGCAAGGATTGGCAGCAACATATGAAAAAAAATACATGAAGGAAATCAACAACTTGGCAAGACGATACGTTGATAAGATTGATGCACGTGTAGTTCGTGGTCGCTTTCAAGTGGCTCATGGTCGTCCAACGTATGATGGTTCATCACTTCGGAGACTTTCATGAAACCACAACGGTTTAAACGCTTTGTTCCATGTGGTGGTGTCAATCAAGTATTGATGCCCAAACTTGGCGATGCCAACATCATTAACAACTGTCGATATGTGGCAGAAGATGGATGGTTGGCTAACGTAGGGTTTGAGTCATGGTGGAAGTTGCCTTCCTCATGGACTGTAACTGCTGAAGTTGCATTGAAGTATTTAGAAAAGAAAGTAGATGCTGTGTACCAATGGAAGCGACAAGGTACAACTGACATCTACACTTTTGTAGAGCAGAATGGAAGTTTATATTATGTATTGGGAAATAAAGGACAAGGCGCAACGTATACTGGGTCGTTCTATGAAAACGACATTGTTGTGGTCGATAGTAATCGTCACGTTCCCAAGTTGGGTGATATTGGTTCTCAGTTTATCAACCTGGGAAACAATCTATTAATAATCAATGGTCGAGATAGAGCACTGTTGTTTAGTGGTGATAGAGTATGGCGAGACTTTGGTTTTGTATTGCAGACTCCAAGTTGTAATCCACTAGATGTAGACACAGGCTATCAAGATGGTGAAGTTCTTAGTGGTGGTGCTGCTGTATACTTTGGTAAAAATAGTCAGTATGGATTGGGAGATATTGTAACTAATACTGATGGTAATGTTGAACAAGTTACGTATGTATACAACTACAAAATGTCGATGATTACAGACTTAGGTGCTGAAGCTCCATTAAGTGCAGTCCAAAGTGTAACGTGGTCTTTACCAGATGGTAGTCCAGAACTAAGAT